CGAATGAACAGTTTCCCACTGTTGACCACCGGCCCTAGGGCTGTTTCCAGCCTATCAGCCTTTTTAATACCGGGAGGCGGCTTGGCACCCTTGAAGATACCGGGGATCATCCTTCTATCCTGTGCGCTTATCCTAGTGACCATATCCCTCACCATCTCCTGAGCCGCCACCGTCTCGATGGTTACCCTTCTCACAGGACGATATTTCTGTGCCAGAGCTAGAATCCGCTCCGGCATGTCGAATGTAGGTATACGATCCCTGAAATACTCTATGACATAACGGTTCTTGTTAGAGTCCACACCCAGTACCATTATGACCTGATAATCAGAAGTCTTCGTAGCTGTGTGTGCAAGGTCTACACCCATGTAGGTGTGTATGGGAATAGCCTTATTACCATCCATTAAATAGCCAAAGTTACCATGACGCTCAAATTTTAAGCTGTGATGCTTGATCTTGTCTGTCTTGAAAGAAGCGTTGGATATATCACGGGCATCGTTCATATACTCCTGAGCAAACTTATTGACCAGTCCGGCCTCTACGAACTCCTGACGCTTCCTCTCCAGCTTCTTGTAAGAGAACTGATCCTTCCAGATTGGCCTTCCTTCTTCCATAGCACGCCTGAAGGTCACATCCCACGGATACTTACGCTTTGTCTTCAGTGCTTCCGTAAAACCTTCGTATATCATCTGGAGGAATGAGTCATAGTGTACAATGGTACCGGAGAGCCATATCCAGCCTTCATTGCCCGGAGACTCCTCAAGTGCGGGGTATACTGTAGCTACCACCCATTTCTTGATCTCGGCTCTACGTTCTGGTGTCTTGGTGTTCAGCTCGGACTCGAAGTCATCAAGGACGACACCGGTATACCTTACATCCACCTCAGTACGACCCCTGAGCCTCTGGCTGGTTCCTTTGGCTATGATCCTGTCTCCCTTGGCTGTGACGATATCCTTCTCCGTCCACCGCTTACCGGCTGAATCGCCAGCCATATTGCCAAAATAGTATCTAAGCTTCTTATTTATCTCGATGTGGTTCTTCAGGTATTTCAGATGATCTATAGCCTGACCCTGTTCCTCACCTACCCATGCAATGAATTGGTGTCTGTCCTTCTCCCTGAAGCATATTTTGTGCATGATAGCCGCTTTGGCTAGAATACTCTTACCAAACCCACGAGGTAGGATGTTGCACAACCTTCCACCGGGCTTGGTGGAAATTAGCTTTTCAGCCACATGCCTGTGAAAATCAGGGGTAACGCTCTTATTTAGGAAGTCATTAGGTAGGAATGCACGTCCAAAGAAGATAAGGTCGTTATACGCCGCTTTGTACACCTCATCTTTTTCAGTGAGGTCACTAATGACGTTTATATCTTTTACCGTCTTTTCTTTTTGTGCCGGTTTGCTTTTTGTTTTTTCTTCCACCGATGCCTCTTAATCTTTTTTCTTCGCTTTTTAAGTACGCTTCCCACGTCACTAACCACTCCGCCAACGAAGATACTGAACACAGTCCATTCGCCTGTCAGAATGTTCGGGTGCACAGTCAGGACATTGCTTCTTTACCATTCTGGAACCACCATGATCCAGTAATGTTCCCCAACTTGGATAAGCTTGATAGACTCTTTCTGCCCGATAATGCCAATTCACAAAAGTTTCTTTGCATTTTGAACATGTCCCCAGATTAGGATTTCTCATTTTGCTTCTTTTCTTTGCCATCTGACAGTTTCTCCATGTCCGGTGATACCTCTTTCCAGCTATCAAGCTCCTCACGGGTGAAATCCCGTACTTGATGGAGCAGGGCTACTGTTTCAGTTGCCTTGGTGGTGTCCAGTACCCCCGTAGCCTTGGCAAGGGTTTCCAGCGCTCTGAGCTTGTCAGAGTCACGTACACCTCTTTTTTGTATGATATCCTTGAATTGCTCAAGTATCCATGAATGACTGATACCCAGAGCATGTGCTTTTTCTTCTATTTCTTTTCTCACGAGATGTTGTACCCTTTTTGTTGAAAGTAGCATCCTTGATGCCCTGTCGGCATAAAGTGTGTTATCCGTTGCAAATGCTGTAAGATATGACTGAACCGGGGAAACACCGGCTGAAATGTATTCAGCGAAGATGTATTCCTGATGGGTTGGGATGTTCCGCTTTTTCCTAGCTTCCTTTGCGTCTCGCTTGGTGAAGCTGGATATGCTACTGGCAGGCTTTCCCTGTAGCTTTCCGTCCGGTCTGACCCAAGCCATGCCAAGAAGTGTCTTGACCACTTCATTCTTGATCTTGCGACCGGTATTGTACATTGTGTTCCGAAGAACGATCTGGGTAACCTGACCGTCATCTGTTATAACCCAGTCACCTGCGTGACCGTCCCTCCAGTCTTTAAGAAGCTTGATCTTGGGGTAATCCTTGCGAAATGCCTTCTTGTTCTCATAAACGTGATAATCAACCCCCCTTACAGTTCTGGTAAACACTTTGGCCTGTCACTCCCGTCCTATATGATTTAATCTCCAAGTACCATTGCGGATTGTGTACCGCACATCCCTCCGGACAGGCCAGCGATCACTACTCCTAACATACAGGCTCTCCTATTTGTGGTTAGCGACCAAATCTTAATTTTCATTGCCGTCTATCAAATCACCCCAAAGGTACGTCATCCCGTCCTGAATGTCAACAACCTCCACCTTGAAATTGCCGTTTGTGTACCAGTCTACAATGGCAAAGGCGTGTTGCCAGTTGTGTAACCGACCTTTTAACCATTTGTTCTTCTCTGCTGAGTGATCCTTCAGGTTTCCAATAGCCCAAGAGCCAATAGTGCCAGCATCGAGCTTTGTCAGGGTATGACGCTGACAATCGTGCACATGAGCATATATGATGTTGGCACCGTAAGACTCTAAATGTTTCTTCGCATGATATACAGTGGCATAGGCGCCGTGGATGAAATTCAGCTTTCCAATCTTTAAAGGGTGATTGTGCTGATAATACTTATATCCCCGCTTCTTTAGGTTGCAGGCTCTATCAAATTTGTACCCCTTTAGCGCCGGATGGTCGCCGACCTTGTTCTCAACGAACATATCCAACCAAGCGTCATGATTACCCTGAAGCATGTATTTGGTCTTACAGCCCACTTTTGCACAGGCTTCGTCCCAAATGTCCAGACCAGCGTTCACTTTCGCTATTTCTTCGTCAACTAGGGGTAACTGGAATGTTAGGTCGGGGAGCTTCTTGCCCTTCCACCGCCATGCGCTGACACTCTCCCACTCACCTATATCACCCAGATTCACCATAATGTCGGGTTTTATCACTTCCATAGCCTTAACTACTACGTTTACAGCCGAAACATCGTGAATAGGGAAATGCTGGTCGGGAATGACTATGGCCCGCCTATGCTTCATATATCTCGCCGGGAGGTACCAAAAGTAAGGGAACCTCTAATTCGTCATTGATAATGTCCAGAATCTCCGCCAAGGAATGCATGGAGAGATAAACACCCTCTGGATAGGCAGTCTCTTTGTCTAAAACAGATAGTATGGCATCGACATCAACAGAAAGACCTAACTCCTTAAGCCTCTGGATAGCCTCGCCCAACGTCATAGAGCGTTCCATTAAAATCATTTTCCCGCTTGTCCTTATCTAAAAAAGTCAAATTGGCTAATGCGGCTGTCTCACAATAGCCCAAAGCCTTGGCGGAACCAATGTTGCGATTTTGCTTCTCTTTCATGACATTGATGATGTATGCGGAAGAATCGTATAGAATACGCCTTAAGAGGTTTAACTCCGCATGAGTCCCCCTTAATTCGTCTTCTAAAGCCCTGTACCGCTTTTTCCTTACAAACATAATCCCGCTGAGGTTGGACGGAATATAGGCAAAAATTGGAAAAAATAGAATACAAAAAAATTTGGGGTATTATGTGGGTGGCTCTTTTTTTATTCATTACCCTCCCCCCTTAGCCACGTTGAAAATTCGCAATTCCGTTGAAAACGCCCAAACCGTTGTACTTGTTGACGCCATGTAGACGAGCACATTGAAACTTTTATTTATGAATTGAAAAATACTTGGGAACTTTTTGCGCTCTCTTATATAGAAAGGGTATGAATAATTATCGATCACACGCTATTGGCATGAGACCCGTGGTCTGCCCGTTCGAGATTGATCTTTGTTTCATAGTATAAGGGACTGGCACTCTTTGACAATGTGAATACATCACCCTGCTGAACTAGGTATGGAAGTTCCCGGCTGTAAGCATACCGGGTGATCGCTTGCAGGGATATATGGAATAGGATATCCCCCGAGATAAACCCCCTTTCAATTCAGTTAATAAATAAAGGAGATTAGCATGTCTAATCTATTGGATAATCCTACATCCTTCGGCACTAGCTTCGACAGCCTGCCGGAGTTTATTAAACATCCTATCCAGACTGTAAAACGTCTGTTCGATTGGGATGTGGTGGAACAAGAGCTTACTACCTTTGGTCCTCACGCCTATGGTGATGTCAAAGGATACAAGGCTATTGTTCGTTCTGGTGGTGATCCGGCCGACCGTATCCTACATGTAGCCCCGAAGTCGTACCAAGTAATAACCAATGCGCAATTTGAAGAAATTGCTGGCGACTATATCGACATTGGTTGCGAGCATGTTGCTCATGGTACATTCAACAACGGGCGTCAATTGTGGATACAATTGCAATGTCCGGAGATGCTGAAGCAATGGATGGTAGGTGGTATGGATAAGGTGAAAGCCTATCTGACACTGTTTACCAGTCATGATACCAGCCTACTGTTAAAGGGTTTATTGATGATGCTCAGACCGTTCTGCCAGAATCAATTCACCATGATCAGAGGCGCTCAGGACACCGGTTTCTCCATTAAGCATACTAAATCCGCCGAAAGCCGGATTTGTGATGCTAGGGAGCAGATAGCCACATTGGGCGATCTAGCAAGGCAAACAGTAGAATCTTTTGATCTACTGAATGCTACACCAATCAACATCAATGAGAATCGGCAATTCTTCATCGATCTTTTTGAGATGAAGAAAGCGATCCGTCATTCGATGGTCAATGGTGAAAAGCTACCCTCATTCCAACCGGAGTACTCTGGCAAGGCTTTAAACACCTTGAAAGCGCTTGAGAACGCCTATCAACACCCCGTACAGAGCAACCTTGGTCACAATGCATGGAGATTGCTAAACGCCGTTACTTACTATGTGGATCATAGTGACCACATAAGTAAAAATAGGCGGGATAAAGGTTATCACATCCTACCTACTGGCGGCGGGACTAAGCTCAAGTTTAAAGCTTATAAAAAGCTACTTGACAAGGCCCGTTATGATAGCGTCATCAATGCCGACTGGCAACCGTCCGGCGTCATTGGATAATCACTAACTAGGAGAATAAAAACCCCCGAAATTAATCGGGGGTTTTTTTTTGCTTAAAATTTCTGGATATCTTAGAGCGCCGCTATTATGTACAAGCTATTATGTACAAGCTATTATGTACAAGCTATTATGTACAAGCTATTATGTACAAGCTATTATGTACAAATTAAGACGGGCGATTATGTACAAAAAAAGGGAGCACAGCCGAAGCCACACTCCCTTTTCACCCCGTTATTTTTTCTCTAGTGTTTTATATAGGTTATATTCCTGATTTTGGCGTCCCAACACATTCTGCAACTTTTACACTCTCCGCCTTGCTCCGGTGCCGGGCAAAGGTGTTGAATATAAAGCCCGGGGTTATGAAGGTTGGTTACTGTTGATGTCAAATAATCAAGCTCCGGGGCTTTGCCGTTAATCATATGACCGGACAGCCTAACAACCAAGTTAGAAGGAATTTCACCTAAGTAATCACGAACTAGCTTATACTCTCTAGTTGGGAGCCAGTGTTTTACTTTGGGCGTCAACTTGCAAACTTTGACAATTTGCCGTAAGTGGTCAACACTCTGTAAATCGCCAGAATCATTCCACCGGAAACAATTATGTCCTTGCTCATCCCTTCGATTAATAAGAAAAGCCATGGCTTCAGTCCATCGAGGGTCAGAAAGTGAGCGCAACCTTCGATACATGGCTTTTATAGTATTGGGCCAAAGGTACCTTCCCTTCATTGCATAACAACCAAAACATACAGAACCGGGAACTTCTCTCAGTAATCTACCTTTTTTGCATTCTTTAGCAGGTAAATTGTAAGAATAGCCGGGCATTTTTGACGGTTGGCTTAATTTTCCCGTTATTTTATCCGCTTGTTTTACTAACATTACTTTCCCTCACTCTGCATGCTTCTACTGCTTCTTTCCATAACTTTTCATTCTTTCGCCGTCTTATAATCCATGCAATAATTACAGGGAAAACAAGCACAGCAATGATTTTACCCAATAGCCAAAAAGTAAGTAGACTGTAAGCGGTTTCTTGATTCATCATAACCTTTGTTTCCTTATTTTATATCCCTTAAAAGCGGAAACCGGCGGAAAGTTCCCAAAAAAAGCAACTATTTTCAAAGGTTGGAAAATGACCGGCGTCAACACCGGCACAAACTTTCAGACGGACGCTATCATGTACAAATTACGGGGTG